AGCATATTTTTGGTTACATGAACCCCAACAAAGAACCGTACCTTTCCCGCTTGGGTTGGGTGCGGTCTTTTGCAGAAATTGACAAAGGTTATGAGAAGTTGGCAGAGTTTAAAATCTCTGAACAACCTCCAGAACAGAATCGCTCGTTACCCTCGGCGGTTGGCGTAGTAGCTCTTCACGTTGAAAAACGTGTTGAGCGAACGGTCACTAAGAGGGCGGCTTAATATGGATGCTAAATGGCAACTCTCTCTTCCTACCTCACGGAAGTGCAGCGACTCTTGCATGACGCAAACGCTGTCTTCTGGTCTACCTCGGAATTAACGGACTACATCAACGATGCCCGTGAGCGAGTAGTAAGAGATACTGGCTGTTTACGCACCCTACAAATTACCAGCACCCCACTCTCCAACACTGGAGTACCCGCAATTCCTTGGTCTAACGGACTTGTTGTCACAGCTGGACAGTTCATTTTTTCAAACATTTTCATCTACCAAGTTACGGTAGGTGGAGTATTGGCGACTGACGCTGCGCCCTACCCAACAGGTAGCGCAACCTTCCCGCCATCAACCCCGTTTACTAACGGCACAGCCACACTGCAATACTCTAGCAACTGCGAAATTATCAGTCTTGCTGCCCTGCCAAATGGAATTCAAACACTGGATGTGTTGAACGTCACCCTTTACTGGGGTAACAGCCGCATTCCGCTACGATACTTGCCGTGGAGTAACTTCAACGCCCAGCTGCGTTATTGGCAAAACTACGTAGGTAGACCTATTTGCTTCTCCACATACGGACAAGGGCAGTTGTATATTGCGCCAGTTCCTGACCAGTCTTACGCTATTGAAGTAGATACGGTCATCTTGCCTACTGCGCTGAGCCTGAATAACCCAGCTCAAGTAGACAGCATTGTTGACCCCTACACCACGCCCGTTGCTTTTTATGCGGCTTACAAAGCCAAGTACAAAGAGCAGAGCTACGGTGAAGCTGAAATTTACAAGCAAGAATATGCCAAGCATGTACAGGCGGTTCTCAACTCGACCTATACACGCCGGATTCCTGACCCCTACTCATCCTTCTAACTATGGCAGCAGCAGAGCAAAAGAAGTCCTATGCTGTCATTAAGAACTTTGCTGGCCTCAACACCAAAGCAAACCGGACAGCAATTAAGGAAGAAGAATTTGCATGGATTGAAAACGCCATGCCGATTGGCTTTGGCAACATCAAAATTGTTCCAGCACAAGCCACGGTCAAAGATTCTGGCAATACTGTCATTACATTTGCAAACACAGTTACCTCGTTTGTATCCGCTAACATTGGTCTGAATGACTATGTTGTTGCGTTTGAAGACAACGGACGGTCTGAGTATTACCAAGTTAACAACTCTACAAAGGCAAATGTTGCCGTTACTGGCACGTTTTCCAACACTGGCGTAACCACAGCTCAGTACAAGAACGAGAGAATCATCATTGGTGACCCCAATAAGGGCTTGTCATCTTGGGATGGCAATAGCGTTATCTCTATTGGTTCTGTTGGCGTTATTGGCATTACAAACCCCGGAAGCGGTTACTTATCTGCTCCGAGCGTAACTATCAGCGCCCCCAATCAAGCGGGTGGCGTACAGGCTACAGCTGTTTCTACCATTACAACTGGCGCTGGCGGTGTCAGCAGCATCAACATTACCGCTGGTGGAGCTGGATATACCGCTGTTCCGGGTATTTCTTTAAGCGCTCCTAACGTCACAAACGGCGTACAGGCCACAGCTGTTGCAACCATTTCTGGTGGTGCTGTTGTGGCTATCACGGTAACAAATCCGGGTTCAGGCTACACAACTGCGCCCAGTGTGACCTTCTCTTCTGGTGCAGCAGCTGCTACGGCAGTGTTAAATACCGGACAAGTCAACACAATCACGCTCACAAATGCGGGGACTGGCTACACATCTCAGCCAACAGTTACCCTTTCTGCCCCTCCTAGCGGTACAACTGCCACTGCTATTGCGTCCTACAACACCTTTAACACGGGAACACTGTCTGTTCTGGTGACAAACGGGGGTACAGGATACGGTGCTAGTGGCTCATTTGCCGTGAGCTTTGCTGGTGGTTCAGGTGGTGCTGGCGCAGCGGGTACTGCTATTGTTAGCGGCGGCGCTGTTATTGCCGTTATTATGACGAACGTAGGTTCTGGCTATACCGCAGCGCCTACTGTTAGCTTTTCTGCTGGCGCTGGTACGGGAGCAACTGGTACGGTTGTTCTCAACAGCGACACCATTGTTGACGTAGCCACGTTCTCAGGCCGTGCTTGGGTTGCAGCAGGGCGTACTATCTATTACAGCGCAGCAGGGTCTTACAGCGACTTTACGAGCGTTTCTGCGGGGTCTTTCACCCTAACTGACTCCACGCTACACGGCAACATTCAAGGATTGCTGTCTGCCAATAACTTTTTGTACATCTTTGGTGACGATAGCATCAACGTATTCTCTGACTTGAGGGTGTCAAACACAGGTTCTACGTTGTTTACCAACACCAACGTCAGCGCTTCTGTTGGTACTAAACGCTTGTATGGGGTTTTCCCTTACTTCCGTTCTGTGCTGTTTATGAACGACTACGGTATGTATGCCCTTGTGGGTTCTACTACCAGCAAGATTTCCGACCAGCTGGATGGCATCTTTCCGTACATAGATTTCTCTCTGCCCATTACGGGCGGTCAGGTGTTGCTTAACAATATTTTGTGCGCTGCCTTTAATTTCACTTACAACGACCCTGCCCAAAACAATACGCCCAGACAAATCCAGTGCGTGTTCTTTGACAAGAAATGGTTTGTGACAAGTCAGGGTGGACTGGACTACGTAACGTCTGTTCCTACTGGCGGCCTGATTTATTTGTACGGTGTTGACGGGAAAGACTTGTACAGGATGTACAGCAACCCAACAGGAAACATTAGCAGCACGATTAGGACTGCGCTAATGCCTTTGGGTGACCCTATCCGCACCAAGCAAGCCTTGAAATTTGGCATTGAAGCATCGCTTACAAACAGTGCTAACGTGACTGTTACGGTGGATAGTGAGCAAGGCTCTAGCCCCCCGTATACATTGACGAATGAAACTAAATGGATTAATAATGTAGGGACAATAATTCCTTGGGTGAACAATGCAAATCAAGTTGTTGCTTGGCTGTATTCACAGGGATATTTCCTTTACAAATCAGATGCCCAGCAGTACGGCAAGTATTTGGGGTTGACCTTAACTTCCAACAACGCTGCTTTTGTTTACAACACGTTCGAGATGGAACATGAATTGAGAGTGAGGTTCTAAAATGGCTGTACCGTATACCTTTGGTTCTGCAACAAGCAGCATCCCCTTGTCCTACTTGGACACCAACTTTGCCACGCCAATCACGCTGGGCAATACTGCTGTTTATCTGGGAAACACCACTACCAGTATTGGCAACCTGACACTTACGAATGTCACCATCTCTAGTGGTTCTGCTAACGTGACTTACGGAAATGCTAATGCTGTTGTTTACACAAACACAAGTAACGTAGGTATTACAAGCACTGCGCTTACTTTTGATGGTACTAACCTTGGTGTTGGTACAAGTAGTCCTGCTTACCCTTTAGATGTCGTGGCAAGCAGTGGTTCTTTTGGAATTTCACTTCGTGGTCGTTCTTCTGACAATATTGGAACTCTTGGTTTCTTTACAAACAATGGCGCAACCAATGACGTTCAGTTACAGATGCGCCCAAGCGACAATGAGTTCCGAATTTTGGTTTCAGGAGCAAGAAGCCAAACTTTCTACACCAATGGCTCAGAGCGTATGCGCCTCGACTCATCAGGCAATCTAGGCTTGGGAGTTACTCCTAGTGCTTGGGATACCTCTATTTTTACAACGATGCAAATAAGGTATGCATCATTTTTTAGTGGTATATCAAGCCCGGGTGATACTTGGGTTGGACAAAACCTTTATTACGGCAGTGGCGCTTACAGGTATATTGCCAACGGTTATTCAAGCTACTATCGACAGTCACAAAGCGAACATCAATGGGGAACGTCCGCATCTGGAGTAACAGGTAACGCCATTACGTTTACTCAGGCAATGACTTTGAATGCTAGTGGGAATTTGCTTTTGGGTTCAACAAGCAGCCCCGCAACTGTCTGGTCGGGTAGCCGAACATTTGCTTATGTTAAGGGTAGTACAGCAGGAAACGGTGGCGAAGTAATTGTTGAGAGCAACAACGGCAACCAACAAGCATCGTTCTTTGCATCAGCAATAACTGCTGAGTTTGGTCTTTGGTCAACAAAAGCAAGTGCTATTTTGTTTGGCAACAGCAACACAGAACGTGCCCGTATAGACTCAAGCGGTAAGTTTTTAGTAGGCACTACAAGCGGAGGTTCAGATAAGGTTAGGTTTGGTTCTGCTGGTGCTTCTGAAAACCAGCTTGGTTTAATAAGTACAGATAATTCTGATGGAAATGGTTTTATTCAATTTAGAAAGGCTGATGTTACGTCAATTGGTTCTGTTTCAAGAGTAGGAACAACTAATGCGGTGGTTTACAACACAACATCCGACTACCGTTTAAAAAATGTTACTGGTGCTGTAACAGGTCAAGGCGCACGAATTGATGCTCTTAAACCAATTGATTACTTGTGGAAAGAAGGCGGTCAACAAGCTCGTGGTTTCTTGGCTCATGAGTTTCAAACAGTTTATCCAAATAGCGTGACTGGTGACAAAGATGCTGTGGATGCAGATGGAAATCCAAAATACCAATCAATGCAAGCTGCTACTTCTGAAGTAATTGCAGACCTTGTTGCAGAAATTCAATTACTCCGTAAACGCCTTGCAGACGCAGGACTTTAATCTTTAAAAGGAAAACATCATGTCAGTAACATACACTTGGAAAATTAACCAAACAGATTATTTGGTTGCCGATGGTTTTATCACCACAGCCCATTGGATTTGTTCTGCGGTTGACGGAGATTATTCTTCTTCTGCATACGCAACTTGCAGTTTTGCCCCTGCTACGCCATCTATTCCTTACAACAACGTAACTGAGCAAGAAGTACTTGATTGGTGCTGGGCTAATGGCGTTGATAAAGACGCAACAGAAGCATCTTTGACAACTCAGATTGAATTGTTAAAAAACCCAGTTGTTGCGGTTGGTACACCTTGGGCGACTGTTTAATCAACTAAAGAGGGTAATACTATGAACATCAATCTTGAAACTAACGAAGTGCAATTCATTCTGAACGTGTTGGGAGAACTTCCCTCAAAGTCAGGTGCGTGGCCTTTAATTGTTAAAGTAAAAGAACAAGCAGAAGCTCAACTTCATAAAGAAGAGCAGCCTCCACAGGAGTAATCATGGGCATTAGTGCATTTACCAAAACAGGCAACACAGTCGTTTTCACTGCGACAACAACTGCGCCTACACCCGTCCAAGCTGTTTCCACAACACTTGGCGGTAATCAGTATCGCATCATCAATGCTGGTACGTTTGTTGTCTTTTTGGGTTACGGCACTACTTCCTCAGATGCAGCTACAAATGCCGCTGTAACCACCAGCTCAAACAAAGCAATTCCTCTTTTGCCGGGCACAGACGAAATCTTGTCGTTTATGCCTAATGCTTATTTCACAGGAATACTTGCGTCAGGTGGTGGTGCATCGGCAAATGTTGCCGTTTACATCACCCCCGGAGATGGCGCTTAATTAGCCTAGAGGTACAACATGGTCTTAAAAGTCGCCACATCTCTCAACCTTAATGGCCCGGTCTACTATCAGGGCACTTGGGATGCTAATGCCAACACTCCGTTCTTGCAAAGCGGTGTTGGCTTTACTGGCGAATACTACATTGTCAGCGTTGCTGGTAACACCACGCTTGATGGTTACACCAACTGGCAAGTAGGCGATTGGGCTGTATTTAATGGCGCTACTAACAAGTGGGTAAAAATTGGTAGCTCAGCTTTAGGCACTACGTTAGAAATTGTTAACGACACAAGCAGCAACACGACATACAAGATTGCGATGACTACAGCCACATCTGGCTTGATAGACAAAGAGTATGTTGATGATATTGGGCTTGTGTTTAATCCTGCTGGTACAGGTTATGCCAGTTCTGCTTTTAAAACAAAAAGCGGTAAGTTCACGGGCACTCTTGTCCTGACTCAATCTTGGACAGATGATTCAAAAGCGTTTGTTTTGGGTGAAGCGTATAACAATAATGGTGGCACTATCACCATGTATACGCCCGGAGATACTGGAAACTTCAGCTTAGAACCCGTTGCTTGGAACAAATACGGATGGTTGGGTATTGGTATCTCTACCAGCTTAAGCTATAGAGTTCCATATCCTTTGACGGTTACAAATACTTTTGGCAGCCCAACAACACAAGTTTTTGTTACAGAAGATGCCGACCAATCTACCAACGGTTTGAAAATTGGTCATGTTTCTAGTGCTTCTACGCTTACTTCATCTGGAACGCTGGCGCTTGGAAGTAACAGCACTATCAGATTGACGTTTAATACTTCTGGTGCGTTTGGTCTTGGTGCAGCTCCTAGCTACGGTACAGCAGGTCAAGCTCTAATATCACAGGGTGCTGGCGCAGTTCCTCAATGGGGCACTCCTTCTGGAAGCCTAACGATTGCAGCGACTGCAACTGGCACGTATTACCCTGCAATGTCTAGCGTGACTTCTGGTAGCGTTACGACAGAATACGTAGACACTGCTTCGCTTTATTACACACAATCAACAAATACGTTGTACAGCACAAAGATGCAATCTACTGGTTACAGATTAGATGGCATGACTGCTGGCGGTGGCGCTTTGTATTACAGTGCTGGAGAAAACAGAGTAACACTTGCAAACTATAACAGTGGTGGCAAGTTGGTGTTTGAAGTAAATGGTGGAAGCTACACTGCCAACTTTAATGCTGATGGAACTATTCAATTTCTTAATGTTTACAGCAATGCTGTAACCAGCACTCCACGACCTTTGTACATTGATAGCAACGGAATTATTGGTTATTCAACCGCTGCATCAAATAACTCCGTTGTTACTAAGACAACAAACTACACAGCAACAACAGCCGATGACACAATTCTTGTTAATGCTGCTGGTCTTGTAACAATCACTCTGCCAACAGCTGTAGGAATTAGCGGTAAAGTTTTCACAATCAAGAAAATAGACGCTACTTCCTACGCAACAACAGTCGCAACTACTAGCTCACAAACCATTGATGGTCTGTCAACATTCCCGCTGCCAAACCAATGGGGAGGTGTGAATGTTCAGTCGGATGGCGCTAATTGGGTCATCGTTGGAACGATTAATGGACGTAACGGAACAACAGGTTCGTTCTAATGGAAACACAACTTCTTTTTAACATCATTGTTGGACTAGCTGCTTTTTTTGGTGGCTGGGTGCTTAACAACATCACAAAAGCCGTAGAAAGGCTTGATGACGATATTAGAAACTTGCCTCACGACTATGTTTCTAAAGACGATTACCGCAGAGACATTGACGAAATTAAAGACATTTGTAAGCAAATCTTTGCAAAGCTAGATAACAAGGCCGACAAACCATGAATATGAATGCTCATAAACCAACCTACACTTCATGGCATAACATGAAGAGTAGATGTTTGTACAAAAGCATGGGTAACTATGAGCGTTACGGTGCAAAAGGGATTACTTTTGACCCACAGTGGAATAACTATAAAGATTTTGTTGAAGACATGGGTGAGCGTCCAGATGGAATGACGCTTGACAGAATTGACCCAAGTAAAGGTTATTGCAAAGAAAACTGTCGTTGGGCAACACCTGCTCAACAACAAGCAAACAGAAAAAATTGTATGCACCTTACATACAATGGCATTACTCAGACTTCTGCCGATTGGTCACGGAGTTTGGGGCTTGCTAAAGGCGCTGTTTGGAACAGAATTAAAGCTGGTTGGTCTGTTGAGGAAGCTGTTACTACACGAAAGGTAGGGGCGGCCTATTAACATGGAAGCCCTCTCCTACGTAAAGTTCGGTGACAGAGACGGGCTGGGAGAGTTTTTGTTTGAAAATGGTGTGCAGCACCAACTGTTCTACGAGATTCTTGCCGACAAAGGAATACTGATTCCTAAGTATCCGATAACAGATGCTGACCCTGCTAACTTGGATGATTGGCTTTTTGTTCACAACCAAGAGCACCAGCGGTTAGCCAGCGTTCTTGACTTGGATAATCCATTTCAGCTGCTAGATGCCGACTGGAACGTGGAAGATGATTTTTACGATTGGGTTGGTGTTCACCAAACTATTCATCAACAAATTGCATCAGCATTAGGAGTTTGATATGGCAAAGACTCAGCAACAACAGCTCTACGAAGCTAAAACCGCTGTTAAAGACTTTATGGAAGAGAGCAATCTTCCTGCTCAAGCTATCGCTCGGATGGGTGAGATGGCTGTCGCTTGCCTGAAAGACCAAACTCTTTACCCAATGTTCCGTCAGCAGCTCATGGCTACTGGCGCTTTTGAAGAGACAGACCTTCCCGTTCGGTTTAATCCCTCCATTTTGGGCATTATTGCTACGATGGGAAAGATTGCCGACCAAATGTCAAACGCTGTAGAGATGGGAGCTTAATATGGGATTCTTCAAGAGCCTTAAAAAGGCTTTCAAAGCTGTTGCTGCCGTTGCCGCAGTGGTTGTTGCCATTGTTGCCCCTGAACTACTCCCCATTATTGGTAACTCCATTCTGAGTGCCGCTGGTGTGACGGGTGCATCTGCAACTGTTGCGGCTGCTGCGGGGTCAGCGGCGTTGACTACAACGGGTGCGCTAATTAACGGTGCTTCTGTTGGAGATGCTTTAAAAGCTGGCGCTGCAAGCGGTATTTCTGCTGGTGTGGCCTCTGGTGTTGGCGGTGCATCTGTTGATACTTTGGGTAAAACAGGCGCTCAGATTGCTGGTAGTGCTGCTGGTAGTGCCGCTGGTACTGTCGTTGCTGGTGGAAGCACAGATGACGTTTTGCGTAACGCTATTGCTGGTGGTATTGCTTCTGCTGCAAGCACTTACACAGACTCCAAGATGGTTGGTGGTGCTGTTGGTGGCGCAATCTCCTCTAAAGGCAACATGACAGCCGCTGCGATGGGTGCTGTTGCTGGCGCTTATACTGATTACAAAAATCAATCTG